TTCTAAAAAAAAGCTATTCGCAGGAGCGTCCTCCATACTAAACCTGGTTAAGCCGTGTAATGCTCCTTTAGAACCTTGTCCATCTACGGTTCCCGATATATCATAAGAGTCGCAACCAAACGCTCCCATGTGTTCATTACCAGGATATTTTATACCGTTTTTGAGTATCACTCTATTTTGTAATTGCTGAGGTGGAACCCAGCTAAGTTTAAATCTACCCTTTGGATCTGGATAAAATATTACTTGAGAATCTTTAATACCATTTACCCATTGGAAATTACCCGTTGTAATTCCTAAAGTTCTAGACATTTCCTCATTGTAATCTATTTGCTCGTATATCTTAATAAGATTAAAAATACTATTTTTAGTCTCATCTCTAAACGCGTGCTCTGTAGTTCTAGGAAATTGACGATAAAATTCATTTAAAGCATCTTGATCGTCTTTTAAACCATCGGCCTCGTTTTGCCAATTATCTATTACACCTATATCTATTAGTTCACCATCTGGGGCGAACACATCTGTGTCAGGAGTAGTGAATACTGGAACTCCGAACTCATCAATAAATCCTTCGTAGTTCCACTCCATTGGGATAAACAAAGAGTATAA